AACAATCAGCAGAAGCACAACAGTGTTTAAAACCATCTAACGAAGATGTTTCTATTACAGAATTATATCCATTCTTAATTGATAACCATGACGCACCAAACTGCGATAAGATATTTACAAGGGCAAATACTTTTGATCCTATACTGGTTAGATCAATATTTGATAATATCGGCATAGAAAAGGATCCGACTCCTTGGTGGACTATTAGAGATACTCGTTCATATCTTGATGCTTTCCTTTGGGGATCTGGTCATAAGAATAATTTTGTACCAGAAGAAGTTAAAGATAAATTCGTAGCACACGATCCTAGTCATGACATTGCTATGGATGTGTATAGAATGCAATCAGTGATACAAGCAATACACGGATAATAATATGATTAAATTTGAAAAAGTAAAATGGAAGAACTTTCTTTCTACAGGAAACCAATTTACAGAAATAGATTTAGATAAAAACAACACTACACTTATTATTGGTGAGAATGGTGCTGGTAAATCTACTATCCTAGATGCTTTATGTTTTGGTTTGTTTGGTAAGCCATTTCGTTCTATTAATAAAGCACAGTTAATTAACTCTATTAATAATGCTGATACTTGTGTAGAGGTGGAGTTTACTGTCGGTTCTAAACATTACAAAGTTGTTAGAAGTATCAAACCAAATAAGTTTGAGATATGGCAAAATGATAAGATGCTAAATCAAGAAGCAAACAGTCGTGACTTCCAAAAGATACTTGAACAGCAAATACTAAAATTAAATTATCGCTCATTTACTCAAGTGGTTATATTGGGCAGTTCTACCTTTATTCCTTTTATGCAACTGAAAGCAAGATTTAGAAGGGAAGTGGTAGAGGAAATACTTGATATACAAATCTTTTCATTAATGAATATGATATTAAAGAATAGATTAAAAGATTTACAAGATGAGATTCGTGAAGTAGATTATCAATATGAAATGTGTGCCGAAAAGATAACACTACAAGAAAACTATATTGATGATGTTAAGAAAGATAAAAAGAAAATACTAACAGAAAAGAAAGCAGAATTAAAAGAAAACATTGGTATTGTTGCAGTTAAAAATAAAAACATAGAATCTTTAGAAGAAAGTAATCGTAAATTATTTTTATCTGTTGACGACCAAGTTAAAGTACAAAAGAAAGAAGGGAAACTTAAAGAATTAAAGGCAACTCTCAATGAAAAACATAAACACCATAATGAGATAATTGATTTCTTTGAGTCAAATGAAGAGTGTCCTACTTGTGAACAAATTATTGATGAAACATTTAAAGACACTAAAATTAGAGATAGACAAGATAAGGTTAATGAATTATTTGATGGTATGCAACAACTACAAAATGAGTTAGACCTTACAGAAAAAAGATTAAATGAAATATCAAAAGTTACAACTGATATACAAACTAATCAAACTGAGATAGCAACTATTAATTCTTCAATTAAAGAGTTAGAAAAGTTTAATGGTAAACTAGAAACACAAATAGAAGAATTATCTAATAGTAATGTTAGTGATGCTGATATGAAAAAGTTAGAAGCACTCAAAGAAGAATTTAATAAAAGCGACACACAAAGAAAAGAATTAAAAGAAGAAAAAGCATATGCTGAAGCAACAAGAGCAATGCTACAAGATACTGGTATTAAGACTAAGATTATCAAACAATACTTACCAGTGATGAACCAGTTGATTAACAAGTATCTTAAGTCAATGGAGTTCTATGTAAACTTTACACTTGATGAAAACTTTGAAGAAACAATTAAATCTAGACATAGAGATAAGTTTAATTATGCTTCTTTCTCTGAGGGTGAAAAGATGAGAATTGATTTAGCATTACTCTTTACATGGAGAGCAATTGCTAAGATGAAAAACTCTACCAATACAAATCTATTGATACTAGATGAGATATTTGACAGTTCGTTAGATGGTACAGGTACAGATGAGTTCTTAAAGATTCTAAACACCTTAGAGGGTGAGAATGTATTTGTAATTAGTCATAAACAAGATCAACTGATTGACAAATTTAAAGAAGTAATTCGATTTGAAAAACATAAAAACTTTTCAAAAATTGCTTGACAAAACAAATTAAATATAGTATAATGGATAGATTATGAGTGAAGAAATTAAATTATTAGATCCTAGCCATCCATCTCTAACTACAAGATTAGAGGGTTGTAGCGAAAACTTAGATAGAAAAAAGATTGTAGAAGATTTAACTTCTGCGATGGAAAAACATCAGGGGATAGGTTTATCTGCCAACCAAATAGGTGTTTCTGAAAGAGTTTTCGTCATGTACTCTAATATCAAAACAAGAGAGGTTATGGCGTGTTTTAATCCAAAGATTGTAACTGAGTCTGAAGAAACTGTGGTTATGACTGAGGGGTGTTTAACATATCCAGGATTATGGTTAGATATAGCAAGACCAGAAGGTATCGAGGTTGAGTTTGAAGATGTTAATGGCGACATTCAACAAAAAGCATTGTTTGGTTTAGAGTGTCGTATTTTCCAACATGAGTTTGACCACATGGAAGGAACTAATTATACAAAGATTGCATCTAAATTAAAACTAGATAGAGCATTAAAAAGACAACAAAAGATGTTAAAAAAGTCTAAGATAGTAATGTCTAGATTATAAATACTGGTGTGAATGCCGAAAGGGTTCACTAATTTTAACTTGCTTAATATAAGGAGAAAACTATGACTATTAATACATTTAGTCAACTAAGACCATTCACTATTGGTTATGATGATATTTTTGATCACTTTGAACAACTTATGGAATATCGTGTTCCAAATTATCCACCATACAACATAATCAAAACAGGTGAGTACACTCACGATGTTGAAGTTGCGTTGGCAGGGTATTCAAAAGATGACATTGAAGTTGAGGTAAAAGAAAATACTTTGACAATTAAGTCTATCAAACCTGAAACATCAGAAGATCAATTCATGGCACATGAAGAAAAAGTAATACACAAAGGTATTGCTAAAAGGTCATTTACCAGAGTCTTCAGTCTTGCTGAGGATGTAGTGGTACAAGGTGCTGAGTTAAAAGATGGATTGTTAAAGGTATCTCTTGAAAGGATTATTCCTGAAGAAAAAAAACCAAGATTAATTGAAATTAAGTAAAATAAATTTGGTGAGGGGGTTTACAAAACTCCCTCATTAGTATATAATACGAGGTATATTATGAAAATTGTAGGTGAAAGTAAAGACCATTCTCGATTAAGTATCGACAAACACAAATTATCTGAAGAGGGTTCTGAGTCTGTAGTTATTAAAGAAGCAGAAAGAGACCCAGATAAACCATTTACAATTGAAGATTATAATGAAATGTTCAATCCTATTGATACAAAAGATATTATGAAAGAAGAAGAAAAAGAAAATCCTAGTGGTCTTAAGATCGCAATGAGAAAGGTAACAGCATTTGAAGTAATGCGTGTTGAGTTCCCATTAGAAGTCGTAGAAGAAATAAATGAAAATGGTTTGACTGACGAAGCCATGCAATCATTAAAACTTATTTTTGTAACACTATCTAAAGAATACATAAAGCGAGCAACTGGTAATAGCTGTTCAGTTGATGTTATGTCAATGAACATAATCACAAACAAAGAGGGCGAAACAGATACTCTACCAGCAATACAAAACGCATTACAATTTCAGTTATACTTGGAGTGTCCTAACGATTCTATACACATTCCGTATGACAAACTAATATGGTCTGATGTTAAATCTAATTTAGATAAACAAAGACCATCAAACTTCGAACTTGTTAAACCAGAAGTTGGAACAATGATTATCTATCCTTCATGGGTAGAAAGAGAAACATATTGTTTTTGGGGTAAAGGTGAACGCAGAACATTATCTGCAAAAGTAAATTATACAATCAACTATTGAGGTAAATTATAAAATGAAACTAAGTGATAAAACCATTTCTGTATTGAAGAATTTTGCTTCTATCAATCAGAACTTAATGATTAAAGAAGGTAACAGTCTACTCACAATGTCTGCTATGAAGAATATCGTAGCAAAGGCAGATGTAGAAGAAACCTTTCCAAAGGAAGTAGCAATTTATGATCTAAATGAATTTCTTGCTTCTTTATCTTTATTCTCAAGTCCAATACTTGACTTTTCGGATAACTATGTTACAATCAGTGAAGAAAATAGTCCTAAGAATTCTTTAAAGTATTTTTATTCTGATTCTTCTGTTGTAACATCACCAAGTAAAACTATTACAATGCCAAGTTCTGAAGTGACATTTGAACTTAAAGGTGATGCTCTAAGTAAACTACAAAGAGCAGCAAATGTAATAGGTGCACCTGATTTAGTGTTAAGTAATGCTTCTGGTACTTCTGCTTTAGAAGTAAAAGATAAAAAGAATGATACAGCAAATACCTATTCATTAGATATAGAAACATCTGGTACAGGTACATTTGACTTCTTCTTTAAAGTAGAAAACATGAAGTTAATGGAAGGTAATTATGATGTTGAAATCTCATCTAAAAATATCAGTCATCTAAGTAGCAAGAATGGTTCAGTTGAATACTGGATTGCTCTTGAAACAGAGTCAAAATACGAAGGATAAATTGACAAACTACTTAGGATTATATTATGGAAAAATATTTGTGGGTCGAGCAGTATCGACCAACTAAAATTGAAGACTGCATTTTACCAAAAGAACTAAAGAAAACATTTCAACAGTTTGTTGACGATAATCATATACCAAATCTAATTTTAGCAGGTGGTCCAGGTGTAGGTAAAACTACAATTGCCAAAGCAATGCTAGATCAGATGGGTGTAACATCAATGATGATAAATGGTTCGGAGGAGTCAGGTATTGATGTTCTCCGAACTAAGATTAAGAACTTTGCGTCTACTGTATCACTTGAAGGTGGTCGTAAATATATCATACTTGATGAGGCAGATTATCTAAACGCACAATCTACTCAACCTGCTCTGCGTGGGTTTATGGAAGAGTTTCACAAGAACTGTGGATTTATTCTAACATGTAACTACAAGAATCGTTTGATAGATCCTCTACATTCAAGATGTAGTGTGGTTGACTTCATTATTCCTAAAGAAGAAAAACCACAACTAGCAAAAGAATTCTTTGTTAGAGTACAGAACATTCTTAAACAAGAAAACATCAAGTTTGATACTAAAGTTGTTGCTGAATTACTTAACAAACATTTCCCTGATTGGAGACGAGTGTTAAATGAGTTACAAAGATATTCAGCATCTGGTCAAATTGATGCAGGTATCCTAATTGCTGATACTAATATTAATGACTTGATGTCGGCAATGAAAGCACAAGAGTTTACTAATGTTAGAAAGTGGATTGTTGATAATTTAGATAACGATCCTGTTAGAATCTATCGTAAGATTTACGATTCTTTATATGACAAAATTGAACCAGCAACTATACCACACGCAGTGGTTATTCTTGCTGACTATTCTTACAAGTCTGCCTTTGTTGCTGACCAAGAGATTAACTTACTTGCGTGTCTTACAGAAATAATGGCACAAGTGAGGTTCAAATGAGTTACGAACTAAAAGAATATCTTAATGCGATAAATTATAACAAAGAAAAATTAATGGATAGCGATGATCTCATGTGGGAAAAGAAGTATCCAGCATTTATTGTGAATAAGTGTCTTGCACCTTTTAATGATACTATACATCTTGTAAACGAGATGAATAGATTTCATCATCTAGATAACAAACTTCAGTTTGATTTT